ACCCAATTTTCGTTTGTTTTGCTTTTGCCCTTAAGTCAAATTTATTTAGCCTATAAGGGCATGCTAGATGCACTCAAACTTGATGGATTAAGTCAGTCTGAGAGAGACAGATTAACTTCAACAGTAGATATACGAAGTAAGTCGTCCTTATATGTAGCTATTCTTTTTATTGTTATTGTTTTTAGTATATTTGTCCTAAATTCAATAAATTTACTTACTGAAAAGCATTTGTTGGCTTTAATCCTATCAATCGGGCTTTCTTCAATTGTTAGCTTTTTTTTGGCTTGGAGTGATTTAAGAGAAATCTCAATGTTGGAAAAAACTCTTAAAGCACGTAAAGAATCAAGGGAAGCTAAGGCAAAGGTACTAAACAATAAATAAATTTTAACGATTTATTATCATCCAACCCACCCAGTGTGGGTTTTCTTTTGTCTATTAAAGCATAAAAAATCGGATTTTCTATAAAAATATCGGATTACCTATTGACTAATAATATCGGAAATGCGATATTTATCTCACAGACAACAAAAAAGCACACCCTACTTTCTTGGCTGACCTGATTACTCAAGCTAAAGATCACATTAACACCTTAACGCCTGCTTTAACTTGCTCTGTGCTGAACCGTAAAACTGTAAAACCCATCATTGCTGCGGAGTTGTATTTCTCCATATCCCCTATATAGCCTTTGCCCCTTGTATGACGGCCTCCACTCCAGATCCCGCCTTCAACCTCAATCAAAATTTTTGTACCAATAATCAGAAAATCAGCTCTCCATTTGCGTTTTGGATGGAACTTATATTCCTGTTCAAAACCGATCTTGCATGCTCTTAAATGCGTTGCCAGAACCATTTCACCCACACTTGGTTGTCTGGCAACTTGCTTTGCTGAACGCCGCTTTTTATTTTTCTTTATCGGAAATAACTTGCGGTATTCAGCAATGCTGACTGATGACATCAAGCACCACCTTTCAGCAAATTTTTCAACTGATTAGCAAAGCAGTTATAAACTCGTGCTTTATCTTGATCGCCAAAAAGGCTTGAAGCATGAGCATCGTGTTTATACTTTTGAACTAGGTTTTCAATTGAACTTCTTAGCTCAACTAAATTCGCTTGTTGTTCTTTTTGAATCTCCCAAGCCCACTTTCCAGATTTACCCTCAAACTCACTCATGGCTGGCTCCTTTTTCTGCATCACACATTTCACATTTATCTATATGCCCCCACCCATCATCTCGAATGAAGCCAAACCCCTTACAAGCCTTACATTTGACTTTCTTTTTCTCACCCACCAAGAAATATCGATCTTTCTGGTTGTAGGTAATATCAATAGAACCTGAGTAATAGCGCCTTAACGCCCCATCAATATGAAATTCGTGTGGACCTACACAAAACATCCACCCCGAATCCCCGCCGCACTTTGTAAACCATGTGAAATATGCTTCTCTCCATTTCACATAACGGCCAGACAGATGAGGAGTCAACAATTCAATTAAACGTGCTCTAAGCATCTCCATGCTTGCTGACATATCTCCATAGTGATATTCAAGATCGTAGCTATACTCGCCTGTGTTATATCTAGTTGGCATGAGATTCACCGCCTCCGTATATTGATTCGTGGTCTTTAATGCATTCCTTCAAATAACCCATGCCATTTTTAGTGCGTGATGTGAACTTTGCTTTCTCAATTCCACCAAACTGCTCAACGATGCGAAGGCTTTCTAAAAGGATTTTGAGATCATTGATTTGCACTGGTTCAAAACCACGCTTCTTAAACCATTCACCATTGTTGTCTGTTAGATTCCAAACTGGATGAAAACCATTGTGAAACTGAAACTCAGGCTTAGTGCGAAAGTAATAACCGTCTTGGAAGCTCTCAGCGTTGCTAGGCGCACCACCAACAACCTCTCTCGCCTTCTCTAAACCGTGGTCTTTGATGAATTGGGTGGCTTTCATTGGACTTCCTCCATATATGGCAAGTCAGAATCTAAGCACTCACACCAAATGCGATCTCTGAAGGTGAATTGATGCCATCCGTTCTTTGTGCCTATGTAAACAAGAACTTGTGGCTCATGTGACCACTTGTATTTATTACCAATTATTAGCTTCATCCCTTCACCCCGTCACGTTTGGTCACGTTCTTATTAGCTCTATGAAGGCAATTAGCCACTGCCCAAGCATCAAGACATGTATCGCCTTTGAACTCTTCATCCATCATCGACAGCCACTCTTCCTTAGCGCCTTTCCAGCCTTTGGTTTTAAGTCCTTGCCCTTTGTTCACATAGCAATCTGAGTAACCGTTAATGAACTCTGATAGCTTCATAGGTGTATCGATACGGAACCCACGCTCTACAATTCCTTCCTCACCTGAGTCCTTCTTGATCTTTGCGAAGAAAGTCACGCCATAAGTTTGATGATTTGGAATAGTCCCAAACTGTAGAGCTGTGAGTAATGAGCCTTGATAAATCTTCATAAGCACAGGCAAAGGCAGTTGACCACTTGTATCACCTGACTGCTTTTCGTATTGCTCTACGATTTCAACTGCATTGAATACATTCCAAGACAATTGGAAGTGTTGAGCTTTAGGAGCTTTGCGTTGTTTCTTCATGCTGCTAACTCCTTTTTGCGCTTATTAGCTTCTGCCATGCAGTGAACACACTTGTTGCAAGTGACATAGCGAGTTGTTGTTTTGCACTTCTCACACATACGGCCTTGATAATGAGATAGACCTTTTGCTAGTGCTTCATTACGAGTTTTTAAGATTGGATTAGCTTTTTGATGTTTTTCTATTTCCTTTCTGGCTTTCATCAGACGGGTGTACAAAGCTTTCGTGCAAGCACCAGTTCTGTTGATTCTCCAAAGCACTGATGGTGCTGTATCTGCCTTCTCTGCAAGCATGACTTGACGTCCAACTTCATCTGAAACCCATTCACAAAGTGCTTTAATTTCTTCAGCAGTTGCTTGAGCGCGTTTAGGGCCAGACTTAGCCGAAGGGCCTTTAACAGTTGACACACTCTTTAGCGCTACTTGAGGTTTATTCAAATACTCTTTAAGCGGATGATCTGTTCCATTCATCACAGCGAACTGAACAGCTTTGAGCACACACAATTCGTACTCTGGTCTGCCATTACGCTGAGCTACTACAGCCAATTGTTGCCTAATTTCTGAAAGCATCATGCTATTTCTCCAAATAGATCAGGCTGCATACGCTTTTCAGTACCTGCTTGATCAATACGTTCTTGAGCAATCTCGAAATACTTTTTCTCTTTCTCTATCCCAATGAAGTTGCGACCTGTATTCACACATGCAACACCCGTGGTACCGCTACCCATTGTGTTGTCGAGTACTGTTTCACCTTCGTTTGTGTATGTGCGAATCAAGTACTCACAAAGAGCAACTGGCTTCTGGGTCGGATGGAAATTAGCTTTTTGCTTATCACTACTGAATAACTGAACTGAACGTGGGTACCGCTCTGTTGAGTCGTAAGCCTTGATATTTACTTGCTTGCCGTAATGTTCTGATCCAATGTCTTTACGCTTGGCTGTCTTACGCTCATGACCAAAGGTTTTGATGGGGTTAAATGTTGGCTTAGCTTTGTAAAACACAAGGATGTTTTCATGTGCACGTAACGGCTGGAAATGTGCATTAAAGAATCCAGTAGCTGCAGGTTTCTCCCAAATCCACTCGTAGCGAAATAGATTTAGATTTGATGTCGCAAGTACTGCTGTAAATGGATGAGCTGCAAATAGAACAATTGCGCCATTCTCTTTAATAACTCTTTCGTATTGCTCCCAAAGAGGCTCAAAAGGAATTACTGAATCCCATGCACAGCAAGTGGTACCGTATGGCAAATCACAAAGAATCATGTCCACGGTACCTGACTCAATTTCTTTCATCTGCTCGAGACAATCGCCTAAGATCAAGGTGTGCTTCATGCCGCACCTCTCAACGCCATCGGCATTTTCAAGCCGTCAGCTTCTAGCATTTTTTTGAAGTCATCTTTCTGGTCAAAAGGATCTGGCCAATAGTCAGTGTCGGGTTTGAGTTCCCAAGGTTGAACTTCCTTGATTTCCTCAGCCATCTTGTTGACTGGCGCTTGGATCTTTAGCTTTTCGCGTAACTCCGCAATTGCTTTCTGTGCAATCGTTTTGTATCGCTCGTTATCGGCTTGCTGCTCTTCTTTAGTTTGTTTGTGCTCAAGCTGAAGCTGTGTCTCTTGAGTTGATAGGAACCCTGCCACCTCAGCTTGTTTGATAGCTGTAATGCGTTGGTCTGGATCTAAACCTAAGCTCACGTTGTAGACTGGCTTTAATCCTTGATCCTTAGCTTCAGTCACTAAGCGATCGTAGATAGACACAAAGATCTTCTTAGCTTCTGCCAATTGGAACTTGTCACCAGTAGCAACCAAGTCAGTACACTTCTCGAATGCTTTAGCCGCCTGCTCAGTCCACACCACAGTCATTTCACGACCTGTGCCGTATTCAATTGAGTTCTTAGCAATTGCCCAAGCTTCATGAGCATCTAACCAATCTGATGCTTTAGGCTCACACCATGAGCGAAATTCTGGCACTGTTGGACAGAATGTTGATTTCATCATCTTGGTTACACCACGTTTGAAATCTTCTGCTGTTAATCCTTGAAAGCACTCAACCATTGATTCAGCGATATCTTTAGGATCTACACCTGCCCATTGATCAGTGAATTTCTTTCCATAAAACCCACGCATTTTAGTAATCAGACGTAAAGCGTCTTCAAAGGTGAACTCACGCATGACCCACCCCCTCAATCAGTAACGGCTTTTTTGGTGTGACATCCCAAATCTGATTTTGATTTAGGAACTCATCCCATTTCGCTTGTTCAGAAATGGTTTGTTGTTGTGAAGACTGATACCCATAATTTGAGTTGAACCCACTTGTTTGTTGAGTAGATCCAATATCAGCATTCCAACGTTCTTGATTAATCCAAGTAGTGGCATGAGGAATAAACTTTCCACCTTCCTTGATCCAATCAAGTGACTGAATGTGTTTTTCAAGTGAAGTCATGATTAATTCAAAGCTGTGTTTTTTGAAATTAATCTTTTTGAATTTTTCCTTGGCTGCTTTTGGTCCAGATTTTTTATTTGGATATATTTCCCAAAATTCAGTGAACATTTCGTCAACTGTCTTCCCGATTTTCGGCTCTGGGGTAGAGGGAATCAGGTTAAGGGAATCAGGAATCAGGTTAAGGGAATCAGCACGATCAGTTCCGTCTTGCTCTAGATTATTCTCGATATTCGCCCACTCATTGTTTTTTAAGGATTTTTCCTCTTCTTCAATATCGGCTTCATCTATATCTGGAATTTCACTTCCACCTTCCCTCTCATTCTTATGTGGGTTCTGATGTTTGGTAAAATTAATAGCTTTGATGTACTTCCGTCCACGTACCGAATAAATCGAGATAAATCCAGATTTTTCTAGATCATTCACGAGTTGCTCGATATCACAGTTGTCATACGGCAATATTTGGACTTTTAAACGCTTCGGTTTGTATTCAAAACATCCCTTATAGTCGGCGATAGTCCACATGCCTATAAAAAGCAATCTGGCCAGTGGATTAATTTCACCAAGATCATCATTCGTAAAAAATGATGGTTTGATGTTTCTAGCTCTAGCCATGACTCACCTCATTTGTTAATATCTTCATGCGATTTCATCTCATTGTTTTGCATTGGAATGGCAAATTAGGTTCAACTGGTCGCACAGTTGGGCCTTTTTTGTGCCTGTGTGTTTTGGTGTTACATCTCTTAAAGGTGGAGAAGGCATTAATTCAAAATCACTGGTATTCCTTGTATCTTCGGTAACTGTGGTCAGATCGATAGGCATTTGTAGACAATTAAGCATCTCCTCAACCTCGAAGATTATGTCCATGGCAGCTATACGCATTAGCTCAGATGAGCCGTTTAACTTTCTAGAACGCGCAATACGCTCTAATTTGATTTTCATTTCTTCCGTGCACTTAAAGGTGACACTTGCGGTTAATTTCTCAGCCATGTCACCACCTAAACTTCTGCAACAATTTTTTGCTGATGAAGGTTTATTAGTCCTTGTGCAATTTCATGGGAAATGCGTTTTCCTTTTTTCCCCTTCTTTAAGTCGCTTATATAGTTTTGGGAACAGTGAACACTTTCAGCAATTTCTTGCTGGGTCATATTCCCTTTTTCCTTGTCCTGTAAATCACTAATTATTTGACTCCAGGTAGTCATAGTTGGCTCCGATAAATTGCTTTATAGATAATTTATCGTGATTGCGATATTTAATCAACCGCCATTGCGATAGTTTTTTGTATCACAATAGCGATATATACAAATAGGAATATTAAAATGTCTGTAGGTGATCGTATTCGTTCTTTACGAAGAGAGAAAAATTGGTCTCAACCAGTCCTTGCTAAGCAAGCTGGTGTTACGCAATCTACTATTTCTGATTTAGAAAATAATAAAAAAAGCACTTCTGCAGAAAATATGGAATCAATTGCCGAGGCTTTAGGAACAACAACAAGCTATTTAATAAATGGCAATTCAAAATCGCAATATGGAAGTGTGGAGGCTTGGGATTCAAAAACTCCACTTGAAGATGATGAAGTGGAAATTAAGTTTTTTAAAGATTTTAAAGTTGCATGTGGTTCTGGAACAATTGGAGAAGCTTTGAAAAGTGAGTGGCGTAGATTGCGCGTGCCGAAATCTACTTTGAGAAATTTGGGGATTAGCAAAGATAATTGTGTTGCAATGACTGCTGAAGGCGGCTCTATGAAACCGACCATTAACGATGGCGACACTGTTTATGTTGATCTAGGTCGTAAAACTGTTAAGGACGAAAAAATATTTGCCATATGTCATGGAGGTTTATTTAAGTTCAAGCGCTTGTATAACTTGCCGTTTGGTGGGATTCGTATTGTTAGTGATAACCACGAAGAATATGATGAAGAGCACTTAACAGCCGAGCAAATCAAAGAGCAAGAATTTGAGATTATTGGCTGGGCTTGGTCGTGGCAAAGAACTGAAAGCTGGTAAAAAAATAATGATAGACAATTTACTCTCGCATGCACTTATCTTTAAACCCAAGAAATTAAAAGAGCCTTGGGAACATAAGAAAGGTTTTCAGGTGGAATATGATGTAAAGTCTGCTTTGAATTTTATAGAAAAGCAGCGTGAAAGCTTTAAAAAGCATGTTCCAATAAAAACCAATTTTCACCAAAATTCTGATTATAAAACTCTTAGAATTTTAGCGAAAAAAAGACTCTACGAAATTGAATCTAGCTTAAATAATTATATTGAAGTTATTTGTTGTATAGGCGGATTATTCTTAACTGTTTTTGCAATTAATTTGCTATCAACAATATGGAATTATCCAACTAAAGAAACTGTCCAATTATTTCTTTTATCATTGGCAGTTATCGTTGCTCTTTTTTTTATTTATCGAAGGAAAAAGTCGCATGACTTGAATCTGGTATATGATTTTCTAAATATAGAAGATGCACTTTTTAGAATTGAATATGGTGAAAGCCAATATCAAACACCATTTCAAGTAAAAAGCCACCAATAAGGTGGTTTTTTTTAAACAAAATTATCATTTTTGCGATATTTTATCGCCATTGCTATTGACACAAATTATCGTTAATGCGATATTTATCTCATCGACAAACAAAAACCGCCATAGGGGTCAGAGTCTAGGCGGTTTGCATCAAATGCGGAGATAAGTATGAATCAAAGAATTGAAAAGTACAAGTTTAGCCAAGCCTTTAGGGATGGCTCGAAAGCATTCGTAGCTTTCTGGGTTATCACTTTCATTGTATTTACCTTCTTACGTGGCTGTGCTGACGAGCAACACGTCAACGAACTCAAAGCAAAAGAAAACCTTTATGTCCGCGTTCAGGTTGAGGGGGTGAAGTGATGGAAATACTAACTTTACGCGATCAATTTGCAATCGCAGCTATGCAAGGTGAGTTGGCGGCTCAAGGTGAAGATTTCTCTTGGGCAAATGAAGAAGCTCTAGCTGCTCGTGCATATGAAGTAGCAGATGCAATGCTTGCTGAGCGCTCGAAACATGTCGATTCGCACAAGGAGCCCTCTCATGGATAACTACAAAATCAAAGTTAAAGATGAAGCGGCGAGCAAAGAGGCTCAGGAGTTGTTTGTACAGCTTGGGTATTCAAACAGACAGAGCAAACGATTTGGCTTTGTCTACACTCAAAATGGTGAGATTGGCTGTGACTCGATGAAGCATTGGGATTACTACAATGATCTTTGCCAAGAACTCACCCTCCCTCAACTCCGCGACCTTGTTGTGTTGAAGCGGAATGATGTGAAGGATGCGAATCATCGCGACAAGCGGGATGAATCAATCTATTTAACTAGCGACAAGGTCATTTATTACTGGCAGGGTGAATGGTGTAAATCAGCTATTAATAAATCAAATGACTATGAAAACTATATTGCGAATAGTTTGACACCAATCACCCAACCCCAAGACCCAGCCTTGATTAGCGGTGCGGAGGCGTTGCGAGCTTTGGCGGATGGGAAGGAGGTTGAGTATTGGGAGGAATATAAAAAAGCTGAATTCCCACAACTACCTGAATGGGTTGATGTTCTTAATACAGTGGATTGGGATATCAAGAATGATGTTTTAAGTGGAAAAACCAAGTTCCGCCTCAAACCCCAAACCATCAAGCTTGAACTTGAGCTGCCGAAGCCTTTTGAGCCAGAAGAAGATTGTCATGTTTACATCTTAGATGATGGAAAAACAGATGGATACCGTCGTTATTTCTATGAAGTTCATGGCGATAAAGGAAATGAATTTATTGGTATTTGGAAAACTGAGGACGAGATCAAGCAAGTTGTAGAGCAACTCAGAAAGATACGAGGTACTAACTCATGAATATGTTCGCTAAACCTGAGTTGCTCTGCCCTAGCTTTCCTTACTTGGATTTGTCTAGTGACATTCAAGTAGAAGGCGAAACGGTTTATTTCGACCTTACTTGGGGTTGCAATGTCCTTAATTGCCAGATCAAAGCTGAATCATCTTTTGATACTCGTGAAGTAAATGACCAGTTCAGTGAATGTGCTCGTGATCAGCAATATGAAGTGCTTTCAGTAGACACAAGAACTCATGCAGTAGTCGTAGATAAAGACGGCATAGAGTCACCTACAGGACTACGTTTCAAGCTCACAGAAGCACAAGTAAACAGCTTAAACGAGCAGCTTAAATACTACGCCGAAGAGTTGGCTGATGAAGAGTTGAGAGGTGGGTGATGGAGACTAAATACGATTGGTCGGATGCACCCGAAGAAGTTCAATTCATTGCGCAAGATTCAAATGGTGACATTTTTGGATTTGATGTTCCGCCTGTGCCAATGACTTACGGGAAGTGGCTTCCAGCAAATGAGTACCTTCACTTCTTTGGCAATAAACCACGAAAAACAATTTCAGATTGGGGATTGTCATTAGAACAACGCCCAGTAGAAAAGAATTAGGAGAAGATTATGAATGCGCCAGTAAATACACAAGTTAATGAATTACAAGTATTAGAACACAACGTAATTGTAGCGGCTTTCGCTAAACGTGGCGGTACAGATGAATTGTATGAGCGCATTGCTCAAGAAGTTTGTTCTCATGTGCCAGATGTAAGCACTAAAAAAGGCCGTGATGCGATTGGTTCGCTTGCGTTAAAAATCAGTAAGTCAAAAACACTTATTGAGAAATGCGGCAAAGAATTAGTAGCTGAACAAAAAGCCCAAATCAAAGTGATTGATGATGATCGAATCTCAATTGTTAAGAAGCTTGATTTATTGCGCAATGAGGTTTTGGCACCACGCGATGCTTGGGAACAAGCTGAGAAAGATCGTGTTGAAAAACATCAAGCAAATATTCGTGCAATTAAAAGCCTTCATGACGAGCGTACTCCTTATCAAGAGTCTATTGAAATTAAAAGTCGCATCTTAGAGCTTGAAGGTTTTGAAGTAGATACTTCATTTGAGGAATACGAGCAAGAGGCCAAACTAGCAAAACTTGAGACTTTAGACAAGTTACGCACTGCCCTTGTGGATCGTGAAAAATTCGAAGCTGAATCTGCCGAACTTGAACGCTTACGCAAAGCTGAGCAAGAGCGTTTACAACGAGAACATGAAGAACGCATTGCACATGAAGCTGCTGAAAAAGCCCGCCTTGAAGCTGAACGTAAAGCCAAAGAAGAAGCTGAACGTGTAGAGCGTGAAAAACAAGAAGCTATTGCAAAAGCAGAGCGTGAAAAACGTGAAGCCGCTGAACGTGAAGCTCGTTTAGTTGCTGAAAAAGAAGCTGCTGAATTACGTGCACAACATGCTGCCGAAGCAGAACGTAAACGTATTGAAGCTGAACAAGCTGCAAAGCTAGAGGCTGAGCGCAAAGCAGAAGAAGCGCGCCAAGCTAACCACGCACACCGTAAAAAAATCTGTAATGAGGCACTTAAAGGCTTATTGGCTTTGGGTATTGATGAAGCAAAAGGAAAAGAGATTTTGCAAGCAATCAATAAAGGCCTAGTTCCACATGTATCTATTAAGTTTTGAGGATTAAAAGATGAGTAATATTGTTTTGTCGCAAGTTAGCAAGATTGCATCAGCTTTTAATATGCAAGATGTTGATCCTGCTGAGTTAGCAAATACTCTTGTTAATACAGTATTTAAGAAAGCAACAAATGATGAATTTCTTTCTCTATTAATTGTTGCAAACCAGTACAAGCTAAATCCTTTTACAAAAGAAATCTATGCATTCCCTGCCAAAGGTGGCGGCATCACACCAGTTGTTGGTATTGATGGATGGGCACGCATTATTAATGACAATCCTGTATGTGATGGTATCCAGTTTGAACAAGATGAAGAGTCATGCACATGCAAGATTTTCCGAAAAGACCGTAACCACCCTACTGTTGTTACCGAGTATTTATCCGAGTGTCAGGGTAATTCAGAACCTTGGAAAAAATACCCAAAACGAATGCTACGTCATAAGGCTTTAATTCAATGTGCCCGTGTCGCCTTTGGCTTCTCAGGTATTTATGACGAAGACGAAGCTCGTCGTATTGATGATTGTCATATCCCTACCGTTCAGACCGTTAGTTCAGATCTTCCACAAGGTTATGAAGCTTATGAGCAGCAGCATTTAGATAACATGCGCGCTTTGGCAATGGAAGGCACAGAAGCTTTGCAAACTGGCTACGCTGAATTACCTCAAGGCGACTGCAAAAAATACTTCTGGACTAAGCATAGCGCTTCATTAAAAGAAGCAGCTCAACAAGCTGATCAACCACAAGGACAAGTGTATGAACATTCTCCAGCGTAGTGATGATTGGCATTCGGAACGCTGTGGCAAAGTCACAGCAAGCCGAGTTAAAGATTTAAATGCAAAGCCAAACAAAGGCAAAGCTTTAAATGCATTGGGTTTAACTATTCTAGCTGAGCGCCTAACTGGCGTTCAGAAAGAAATCTTCACTAACCAAGCTATGCAATGGGGAATCGATAACGAACCTCATGCAATCGCGGCTTATGAAAATGAAACGGGTAACTTTGTAGTTGGAACAGGTTTAATTGACCACCCTTTCATTGAAATGTTTGGAGCTTCGCCAGATGGACTTGTTAATGAAGATGGTCAAATCGAAGTTAAGTGCCCAGACACTACAACGCATTTGAATACCCTGCTGACCAAGCAAGTACCAGATGAGTACATCCCACAAATCACTAGTCAGTTAGCTTGTACCCGTCGTGAATGGTGTGACTTTGTGAGCTATGACCCACGTTTACCAGAAGAGTTACAGATCATCATTATTCGTGTCTATGCCAAAGACCTAGAGATTAAAGGCTTAGAAGAAAATGTACGCCAATTCAATAAACAAATTGATGAGGCAATTGAAGAATTAAAGGTGGCAGCATGAAACAAATCGAATTAAACACAATTAGCGGTACTTCTGACCAAATCGCTGAAGAGATTTTTAAGAAGATTATCGGCCCTATGGTTGATGAAATGAATAGCCAAGATAAAGACTCAGCAAAGGTTTTCACCTTCTCAGTAATGTGGCTTGGTATGGCTCTATATGCTGCTCAATTTGAACCGCACAATGCCAAGAAAACAATTCAATTTAGTGTTGATCAGTTCATGCAAACGTTCGACAAATTCAGCAAAAGACCGAGCTAAGGAGCGGCAGCATGACAGATTTGAATAATCCAGAAACTATCGAAATACATGGCTTAAGAACAATTACCAAGCTTTGTCATTTTGGTGCAGATAACAACATGGAAGGCTGTACTTTTACTGAAATTGTAGAGCGTCTATTTGCAGAGCTAGAAAAAGCCAAAGCTCAGGCGGTGCCAGAATGGATTTCAGTTGAAGACCGCATGCCTGAGTCATTACGAAATGTGCTTGTTTTGATAGATGCAAACCCCGTTAAGAACCAAAACCAAATGGTTGCTCATTTTATTCCTAAGTTCACTGAAGAGTATCACGGTGATAATGATTGGTATGACTATGACGAAGATCGCGGCTGCGGTTATGTCAAAGAAGGATGGTATGCAAATACGGCTTACATTGGTGATGAGTATTCTAGTTATTTTATTGAGGAAAAAGTAACTCATTGGAAGCCACTAAAAGAAGCAAGCGAATCGGGAGCTGAGGGATGAATGCAAAAATTTTAGATCCATGCTGCGGTTCAAAGATGATGTGGTTTGATCGTCAAAATCCAAATGTAGTATATGGTGATATCAGAAAAGAAGAACATACATTGTGTGATGGTCGTTCTTTAGTGATTGAACCGGATGTGATGATGGACTTTCGCAACATGCCTTTTAATGATGGCCAATTTACTTTAGTTGTGTTTGACCCTCCTCACCTGGTGAAAGCAGGAAAGCAAAGTTGGCTAGCCGCCAAGTACGGGAAGTTGTCAGAAGATTGGCGCGAAGATATTCGCAAAGGTTTTGCAGAATGCTTTCGTGTGTTGGCCAATGGTGGTGTTTTAATTTTCAAATGGAATGAAACACAAATCAAAGTTAGTGAAGTTTTAGCGCTCACAGATCAAAAACCATTGTTTGGCCACATTAGTGGAAAGCGCAGTAACACACATTGGATTACTTTTATGAAAGCGGAAAGTAAGGAGGAGTAAATGGGACAAATAGTTAAAATAGAGGCTAGCATTCTAGAAAAGATTGTTGCTGTAGCTGAACGTATTGCTCAGTCAAAAGAAGAACGCCGAGTTGGTCGTGAAGAATTTGCACACATGCTCAATATCGAACCTGAAACTCTAGACGCTCGGATTCGTGAAGGCAGATACCAAAGGCCATACAAGGATGGGCGAAAAAGTTTTTGGTTATTGTCCTACGTGCAATCTGTCGTTACAGACACAAAAGAATCTGGTAAAGTAGCCACCTATTGA